TCTTTCACGATTTGTCCAATCGATTATAGTATCTTGGTGCGTATGTACACACACGCATTTAACGTCCATATCGAATATAATCGTCGCTCATCGGAGATCCAAATCGGTATAAATCCAGAGAGTACAGAGTGGACCAACATGGTTAATCACCTTCACGAGGTTTCACCGCACATCATCGCAGGTGATTTTGCCAATTATGATCGTGGCACTCCCGCCGAGTCTTTAGATGTATCTGGACGCGTGATCAATCGTCTTTATAACGATTCGCCCCGTCAACAACGCGTCCGTGCTTCACTCATGCGCATTGCTTATAACCGACCTACGCAACTAAACAACGTCGTTTGCGTCATCGAACAAGGTTTACCGTCAGGGTACCCACTCACGTCGATTGTCAATTCCACGAACAATTATATCTACACGGCCCTCGCATGGTTAGCCATAATGCCAGAAGAATATCGTTCGCTTATGACAATGGATAGATTGGTACGGTCAAAATACTACGGTGATGATCATTTGCATGCAGTTTCACCTGAGATCATAGACAAGTTCAATATGCAATCATTAGGCGAGCACTTCGAGCGGCACAACATCGGGTATACTGATGAAGACAAGAATTCATGGCGGACATGTGCTACACACCGGACTATCGAAGACGTATCGTTCTTGAAGAGATCGTTCGTTTGGGACAAGGAAGTCAGGCGATATTTGGCACCGTTGGAAAAGGCGACAATCGAGACACGTGTGCGATTTGCCGCTGCGTCAAAGTTCGTTGACGAAGGCGAGATGTTGACTACGTTAATCGATGCTTCGCTCCGAGATGCGGCACAACACGGTCGTCAGTACACAGACGAACTAGCCACCATCATCCGCCGTGGATTACGCGAACAGGAAGCCATCAATCTCATGCCGGCGACGTCATATGCATCATCTCGTGAAATGTGGGAGAGAAGCGTTGTACCAGAGAGGTTTGCAACACTATAGGAGTCTAATCCGAACGGAGAGGTTATCTACAAGGAAAATCAGCCTTGGGTCCCTTTCTTAAGACTCCTAGATATAATGAAGACAAGAGTCTTTATGCTACCAAAATAAAAAAGTTTCTAG